CCGTCCGTTCTTCTCTGCTTCCGTCCACACCCATTTTTCTTTTCAACCTCTCTGTCTTATTGGAATCGTTCAATCCGTATTTCTTTACAATCTCGACCATCTTCTGGACCATATGGTTATGATTGTCCCACTTTTCCATCAGTGCCTCTTTGATCTGGCGTTCATTCTCCATGTAAATGATGTCGATCACAACCGGCTCCTGCTGCAGGAAACGATAACACCGATGCACCGCCTGGATAAAATCATTAAATTCATAATCAATACCCAGAAAAATCTCCCGGTGGCAATATCTCTGGAAGTTACAGCCGGATCCGGATAATGATTTCTTTGTCGCGAACAATCTCGTTTTGCCATTTGAGAAATCAATCACCCGCTGCTCACGCAGGTCATGATCCATAGAACCATAAATATCTACCGTATCCGGCAATGCCTTTTTAATGGCGTGCCGCTCATTTTCCAGATCATGCCATAAAAGAAAATGATCTTCTGGCGAAGCTTCTACAATCCTCCGCATCTCTTCCACGCGCTTGTCAATACTGTCCCGCTTAACTGCTGCCGCTTCTTTCAGTCCTTCCGCCGCTTCCTGGAAGAGCTGAATCTGGCCATTTTTGTCTGCCGTATCTCCGTAGTGAATCGGCAGCTCATGCCACCTCACTTCCAGCGGTGGCAGATCATAGCCATTATCCGAATAATCCGAATTCAAATCTGACGGCCTGGTGATAAATAGCGCCCAGCTGCTCACCCACATCCAAAATTCATCTTCCATGTTCGGATACAGGGTCAGGTTATTGGCCTTGGTGCTGTCCCGCTGGAAGAACCGTGTCAACGCCTGTCCTGTATCCATCACTTCCAGATATCCGGCATAATGGATCAGTTCCTTGTACCGGTTCGGTGACGGTGTGGCCGTGGCCACCAGCTTATACGGGACATTTTTGAACTTATCCAAGAACGTCTGATAGGTCTTGCTTCCAAACGATCTCAACACGCTGGCTTCATCCAGGGATGTCGCGGTGAAAAACTCCGGCTGAATATCTCCATCCCGGACACGCTCATAGTTTGTTAAGACAATCTCGCTGCTGCTCTGATGCACCTCATCCATTGTCCGGCAGTAGACCGGCTTTTCATATCCCAGGACCTCAACCGCGTCCCGTGTGAACTCCTGTTTTACGCCCAGCGGTAGCACGATCAGCGCACGGCCGCCATTGTGTTTCACGGCCAGATGACAAAATTCTAGTTCCTGCACCGTCTTACCAAGGCCAAAGCTTTCAAACAGTGCCCGTCTGCCGCCCTTCAGCGCCCACATCACAGCATCTCTCTGGTGCGGTTTCAGCACCGGATTTACTTCTGCGGGATTTATCACCGTCCCGTTCTCTGTTGCAAGTTCAATTTTGGTTTCCAAAAATTCTTTGTATGTCATATTCTCAGGAGCCTGATATATCGTTACCCCGGCCGGAGGCTCGGCTCCTTTCTGTAACCTCAATACTGATTCAAATTGATTGTCACCAACTCTCCTACTCTAATCTCATCACATCCAGATCCCGT